GACAAAGGGCTTTCCGAGCGCGAAGTGTCCGAAATTATCGGCTCATCAATGAGCGCAAGAAAATAACCTTATGAAAAACAAGACAACTAAATATTTTGTCCATAATTTTGATGGCAACCTAATTGGGCCAGATGACGGGCCAATCGCTTGGGACTCCCATGATTCGTATCGGGTTAGGGCATACGAATATGAATCTAAATCCGAGGCGAAAGCAGCACATGAAAAAATATGTGGCTTTGGTAACGGGGGGGTAATCAGTGAGAGTGAACTAAACACCAGTGTTTTGAGGTTCAGATTGATTCAGTTAGCAGATGCGTCTGATGACCAATTCGTTTTAACGTGGGATGGTGGTAATAATTACGATGTTCAGCCCAGCCCCAGTGTACACCCGTTGCTGCACGGTGCAGTTCCAATTTTAACCAAGGGGGATTTAATGAATTGGTGCGATGGAGAGTGGGATGTTGATTGCGAGGATTCCGCTACTGAATGGGTACAAGACCTGATTATTGAACCATGAATAACCTTATGAAAACCAAGACTGAAAACCCCCCTGTAACTATTGGCCGCGATGACAGTTATGATGGCAAGGAATGCTTAAAACTTGTCGTTGCTGACGGCATAAAAGCTCTTTATGTCGAGATGAACGGGCGCACCTATTATTTGGACGATTCCACGGGTGAGCAAATCATGGAGCATTGGATTGATTAACCCCTTTCCCCCGTTCCTGGGGGAATCCTAGTCGGGTCGCTGGCGAGCGCTAGCGGCCCTTTCTGGGTGAAAGGCTGAATTATGAAAAAGCCAAAAAACAAAAGTTATTCACAGTCGGTTCCTAGGGAATTGAATAATTTTGATACTGAAACGGGCGGATTGAGGCAGATTGGAGAATTTGAAAAGGTGAGTTTGTTATAATGACGGCGTTCGCGGAATTAACCGTGGAGCAAAAAGGAAAGTCTAGGATAGTATGAGCCAACTAAAAACCGGAAAAGTGAAACACAACGACCGTCTTTATTTCGTCGCTTGCGATTGGATTTGCGACGAAACGGGCGCGCGCGAATGGAACATATATGCGGGGCGTAATGGCGAAGAAATCGGGCAACCCTTGAATGATGCCGGGACGGACAGTTACCCGACCAAGGCCGAAGCCATTCGCGAAATCAAAGCGGGGCATTGGGAAGAACAAAATGATTCTGCTTAACCGCTAATGACAAGTTCACAAACAACCACCGCACAGCGTCCTGAAGTTTCCCAAGGTATATTGTGACACTTTTAATCTGTTAAGCCCGTCAGCACCCCTTTACGGGCCAGCAATGGGGCATTGTGTGGAGGGTCATAGTCGCATTTCATCAGCTAACTCGCTGGCAAGCTCTGCCATCCCTTCTGAAACAGGTTCCTCGCGCTGCCGGGGGTTGAAGCCCATAAGCTGTTGTTTGATCTCGCGCTCTCGCGCTCGCAAGCCTTTCAGCGTTTCAGGATCATCGGGGGAACCCCAAGAGATGACTTCCTGCATGGCATTCCTTCCGGCTTTGTTCAGGATGGTTTTGATTTCTTCGACGATGAGAGCATGAGACTTTTCCATGCCTATTCTGTCGGCAGTGCTTAATTTTTTTGCAAGGGGGGTAGGGGGGTTATTTACTATACTTTGATTTACTTTATTAGCTTCAGCATTGCTACTATTTTGCTTCCCGTTTGCTTCCCTGTTTGCTAAAGCATTGCTATAGCGTTGCTTGTTCGCTTGTCCTCCTAATCTCCCTGCTTTTACGCGCTTTTCTCGTTTTGCAATGACTGTTTTTCGTACCTCCTCTAACCGATAGTTGCGTACCATATTTTGATCGTCTATGAAAAATTTTTGCATGATTTTTTCTAATTTTTTAGGTGAAACGCCAGCTAATCTTCCCAAATCTGATTTGTTTTTGTACGGGATTCCATCCTCAATCCAGCTATGACAGAGCAATCTCATGTAGGCTCCAACCTCGGCTGGACTCATTAGCATGGTGCTAACCAGGAACGCTTCAGGGAAGAATGGAAACATAAATAATCGGTCTTTTTCTTCTTTCATTTCGATTCCCCCATCTTTGTGATTTCCACAGCTTTCTTCACGAACTCACCCGCTTCTTTATAGCCCAACACTGGATTCCCTGTCATGGTACGGGCTTTGATGATAGTATCACATACAGCAATTCCTAAACTAAATATTGCTACATCCAGCGTCAGTTCCTTTATGCGCTGCAAAAAAGGGTCAGTGTCCATGTAGCTATCCAGCTTATCCTCGTGTACTTCGATTAAGTAGAATTCCTCTCTTGTTATTCTGGATTTCACGTTGTCCACCAGAGTGATAAGCCCCATCGAATCAAGCTTCTTGATTACGGAGATTCGGATAGGTCGCTTATGCTCATCGACCTTGCTAACCTTGAGCGCATCCCTTGATCCGCCTTCATCAAAGGCCTTTTTGGCGACCATGTATATATGGCAGATCGCGGTATTTATTGCCCTTTGCGCATCATTATTACCCATTTCGCTTGGCCTCCTTTCTTGCCTCTCTCGCCAACCACCTCTCTTGTTCCCGCTTTAGCTTCCGAGAACTTTCCAATTTATGCGTGTACCGCATACCTGTCACACGTTGGCGGGTTTTGTTCGGTAGCTTGCTTAAACCTTGAGTGGTGGCATCTCCCCCCGTCTCTTCTAGGGGTTTGTCTTGGACTTCAGCCCAAGCCCTACGTTTTAGCTTTGTTTCTTCTTTCATAATTACAATTTGTACCAATAGGAAATTTCTTCTGATTCACGTTCAGTTTTTCTTATTAGCTCTCTCAATAATTTTGTATGCTCTTGTGATAATGCTTGATGTGCTTGATTGGCCCCGACCTTGAAGCCCAGCAGCATTACATATTCCAAAATGATTCGCAGTTCCTCCTGTCCAACTGGATTAATTGATCCTTCCCGCGCTTTTATTGCTTTCGCAATGGAGTCTGTTTCTACTTTCATAATCTAACTTTAAGTAACAGGTTCGGGGAACATTGGGCCAGTGAGTTCACTAGCTTCTAAATTGAATGCCAGACGCCCTTTAAAGGGCTTTAGAAAGCCTTGTGAGACCTCTAGTAAGTCAGAGGCAGTTGTGAAGGTGGAACCGTCCCTGCGCGTCCTTGTAGACCCTTTAGGAAGCACTTCGCCAAAGGCTAAAGCGTCCTCTTTAGTGATCCAGCCGCATACCTCCAAGATGTTCGTCTTTTTGATGTAACTTTGGAACACTAGAAGGTCAGCATCTAGGTGCGATTGAGCTAAAACGAAGTTGTGAACGAACTCTGGGGCCATAGGGACGTTGCGCCCCATGGTTTTGACATCCACTTTCTTGCCTTCAAGCTCCAGATCAAATCCGCCATCGTAACCCCCCTTCAGGGAGGGCCATTTACCGGCAGTTAACCTCTTGAAACAGATTTCACCTAGTAGGCCCGTGAATTGCTGCTCTAGGTTGCCGTCGAAATGCCCTCGCTTGCCCATATTATTCTGTTCAAGAAACAAAAGAGCGTACTGCTTGGCTAATGTGGGGATTTCCAGCGTTAAAATCATGGCTTCAGCGTCTTGCCCTTCCGGTGCGCCATGACTTTCCTGAAGATCATCATGCGTACCTCCTGCTCAATCTCGTTTTTCCACTCCTGACTAACTTGAGTCACATCTTTCTTGTAACGAATCGCCGTTTCCATGGCTTCCTTTGTTACTGCTGCTTGGTTTAATAAACTCATCGCTTTGCTATCTCCTTCCAGCGTTCCAGTTGCTCCTCAAGAAACTTTATCTTGGGCGCATAAAAGTCTTTCATCTGCTTGTAGCCCAACCTGTAACCCCGCTGGAACCCCTTGTGGTAGGTCTCTATCGTTTCATGGTTCCCGTCCAAGCCCGTTGACGTTTCTCCTGTAGCCTCTCCCGCAGCCAGCGGTCTTTGCTTCTCGTTATCCCAATTAGCACACTGTCCACTTCGCTCCGGCTCACTTCCTTGTCTGGCACTACTAATAGTTTTCTTGCTATGTTTTCCCATTGTTCAATCGTTCCTGGTTTATTTGTAGGCATCGGCATCGGGTTCCGGTTCAGGTTCCCCGAAGCCGCAGCTATGGCACGGCAGCAAGTTGCTGGAACCAGCTTCATACCAGCGCAGAGTCCCGCAGTCCGGACACTCATTGTGCGGCGCATCGTGCAGCTCCCAATCGCAAAAGTCCCAGCGTGTCATCATTCCACCTCGATTATCGTCTTCTCTTCTTTGCGCGTTTT